ATCCAGACCAAGCTGGCAGCTATCGTGACCAGCACGACCGTTGAGTACAACAACCAGACCGGGGCGTTCCAGATCAACAGCCCGACCACCGGCTCTACATCTTCCATCACCTACTGTTCCGACTCCACGCTTGCCGCCCTGCTGGGGCTGCGCGAAGAGGACGGCGCGGTAATCTCCAAAGGTTCCGCCGCTCTGGAAATCCCCGAAAACATGCGGAGTATCCGCAAAGAAACGGAGAATTGGGCAACGTTTACGACCCTTGCGAACGTAACCAGCGGCGACAGCCCGGAGGCTCTTGGCTATGCCGCGTGGGCGGCGGCACAGGGTGTTGACTTCCTGTATGTCTGCTGGTCCACGGCGGACAACCTGAAGAGCGACCCGAACACCGACACGACCTCCATTGCCGCCAAACTGGAAGCCGCCAACGCGGGAGCAACCACCCTCATTTATGGAGATATCCGCTACGCCGCCTTCATCATGGGTGCGGCGGCTTCCATTGATTGGGATCGGGTACAGGGCACAATCACCTTCGCCTTCAAATCTCAGACCGGGCTTGCCCCGGTCATCGACGATGATACCGAGGCAACAAACCTGCTGGCGAAGCACTGCAACCTGTACGGCACCTACGCAACCAGAAACGATGATTTTGTTTGGCTGTATGACGGCAATATGTTCGGCGACTGGAAATATATTGATCCGTTCGTGAACGCCATCTGGTTCAACAACGCACTTCAGCTTGCCATCATGGCTGGTTTCCAGCGCACTCCCCGCGCACCGTACAACGACGACGGATATACGCTGGTACGGAGCTGGTGCATGGATCCGATCAACCGCGCCCTGAAGAACGGCGTGATTGATCAGGGCGTGGAACTGAGCGAGAGCCAAAAGGCCGAGGTTATCCGCGAGGCCGGAACCGACATTACGCCACACCTGTACACCGACGGCTACTACCTCCAGATCCTGGATCCGGGTGCGCACACGAGGCAGACCAGAGACACGCCTAACTGTTCGTTATGGTTCACCTATGGAAGTTCAATCCATAGAATAGAATTAGCATCAACATTGATAGTTTAACCAAGTTGATGTAATATTGTGGCCTACTTTTAACAAAGGAGGCCACAATGTCACGATTAATAGATTTAACTGGTGAAGTTTTCGGGCGGCTTACGGTTATCCGGTATCAGGGCAAAAACGAGAAGGGAATCCACACTTGGGTTTGCCGCTGTGAATGCGGAAATGTTGTCGTCGCCCGTGGAGATGTTCTCAGATACGGAAAAACAAGGTCTTGTGGGTGTCTCGCACATGAAACCTATGCCGCATCTGGGAGAAAGAGTAAAGGAAGACCGTCTCCAAGGCTTATTGATTTAACGGGGCAAAATTTCGGGTTTCTCACGGTTATTGAAAGAGGCGAGAACAGCCGCACAGGGCAAACAAGGTGGCGTTGCCGCTGTATTTGCGGGCGTGAAACGTTAGTGCTTACCTCTTCTTTGCGGCGTAAGCAAACTATTTCATGCGGTTGTATGGGGCTTCTCCATGCAACACAGGCAAAAATAAAGCATGGAGATGCCCCGTTCCGCAGGACAAAAGGTCTCTACACAACATGGGCCGCGATGAAGCGCAGGTGCAACAACCCGAACAGCACACAGTATAAATACTATGGCGGCAAGGGTATCAAGGTCTGCGAAGAATGGCAGGATTACCGCCAGTTCAAAGCATGGGCGCTTTCTCATGGCTACGCAGAGGGACTGACCATCGACCGTATTGATTCGGGCAAGGACTACGAGCCTGAAAACTGCCAGTGGATTACGATGCGCGAGAACATTTCCCGCGCAAAGCGCATTCCACAGGACGTTGAAAACCGGGCGGTTGAGATGCTTAAAAACGGAGAACCGGGCGTAAAAATCATGCACGAACTCCATATCTCAAGACCTACCGTTTCCCGTCTCAAGAAAGCGCTTGGATTGGCAAGAAAACGAAAAACAAAAGTCGTTACATAACATTATCGGAGGCTTTCATGTCTGTAATGCTTGAAAACATCACTTCCGCCAACGCGACCCTCGTTCTGGTTGCCGACATGATCATCCCCGCCGGGGTGCCGCTGATGCACTTCAGTACAGACCAGAGCTATAGCCAGGGCGAAACCACACTGGTTGAAAACCGCATGGGTGTGGACGGCAACATGGCGGCTGGCTGGGTTCCCAGCATCAAAACCGTGACCATCAACCTTGAGGCCGCTTCCCCGTCTTTGTACTTCCTCGACACGCTGGCGCAGGCGATGGAAAGAAATCGCACCATCTACGAATGCACTCTTGTGGCGACCATCCCGTCCATCAGGAAAATCTACACATGGACTAAGGGTGTGCTGAAGAGCGGCACGTTGGTTTCCAGCGGAAAAAAAGTATTGGATCCAACCACTTGGACGTTTGATTTCGCGGAATTGGCAATTCAGGGATTTTAATCCAGAAAGGCGCTGACAGTGCGCAACGAAAAAATCATTACGTTGGAAGACCGCGGCAAGAGCCTGACCTTCAAAATCCGGGAGATGCCCGCCACGCAGCTTGAAGCATGGACGATGCAGGCGGCGCTGGTGCTGGCTAATGCCGGTTCGGAAATTGAAACCAAAGGCGGCATTGAAAGCATCGGCAAATACATTTCCGAACACGGGATCGCCGCGCTTGGCAATGTGGATTACGGCAAAGCAAAGCCGCTGATGGATGAAATGCTGGCATGTTGTTACCGGCAGCTGGACAACATGGAAGAGCGTGTCACGCCGGAAACTGCCGACGCCTATGTTGAGGACATGCGGACGCTTTTGAAACTCAGAATGGAAGCGTTCAAGGTCAACTTTGGTTTTTTCGGGAATGGCGGCAAGTCCGCTACCCCCGAAGAGGCGAATACGATTCGGCTCAACGCGAGATCCGGGGCGTAACACAGCCGGAAAACATCAATCCCAGAATGGCCCTCGTGATAAGCGAGGGCCTTGCAACATTGCAGGAATTACAGACGATTTACAGCTACCATGATTTGATGATCATGGCGGAAATCGCGCAGGTCAACGGCTACAACGAATGGTGCGCCTACAAGAGCGCCGAGGAGAGGAACAAGTAAGATGGCGACAACCGCATTGCAGGAACTTGTCATATCCCTCGGCCTTGATGCGTCCGATTTTCAGAACGGCGTCCAGCAGGTTTCACAGGCGATAGCCGACGGGTTGGGCGGTTCCCTTGAAGAAGTCCAACCGCTGATTGAATCCACACTGGAAGGTTTTGCCGAAGGCTTTACCGAGGCGGCGCAGGAAGCTGGGATTCTGGGCACTGAAGGCGCTCAGGCGGTTGAAGAGGTCGGCGAGGCCGCTCAGGAAGCGGCGCAGACCATCCGGCGTGATCTGCCGCAGGCAACGCGGCAGGCCACCTCGCAGATGGAGTCTCACCTCAACAGCGTGGCATCGAAGTTTAAAAACTTCATGATGCAAATCGTGACGCCGATTGCGGGGGCGTTTGCCATTAGCGGCGCAGTCAACACGTTCATTTCGGGCGCAATGGCGGCAAAAGAAGCCGCGCAGCAGTTCGGCGTGGCGTCCGATGAGTTGCAGTTGTGGCAAGGCGCGATTACCCGCGCTGGCGGTAACGTCAGCCGCTTTGAGATGTCCCTCCGCAAGATGACCATGTCGGCAAAGGTCAGCGGCGATCCGCTCAAGGCGATGTACAAGCTGGCGGGCGACGCCGAGAAGATGTCCCGCGAGGCGTTCACCGCCAAAGCCAAAGAATTGGGCATAGATACCGCGACCATTGGTGTTTTGGCTCAGGGGAGGAAAGCCCTCGACGAACACTTGAAGCGGGCAAAAGAGATAGGCATCTACGAAGAGCGCCACATCGAATTGGCCCAGAAACTGAAAATCGGCCTGTGGGAGTTGAACGGCAGTTTTGACGGCCTGAAGAACGAACTGCTTCTGATGGTTCTGCCCGCGATGCAGAAGATTTTAAAAGTCCTCACCGATGTAACGCTGTTCTTCAGTGAGAACGCGCCGTTCGTCGCGGCGGTCATCGGCACGGTTGGCGCGGCAGTCCTGCTTAAACTTTTGCCGCCGTTATCCAAGCTTCCAGCGGTTATCAAGGCTATTTGGCTGGCCTTCACGAAGTGGGGGCCGATTATAGCGATTATCACCGCCATTGCGTTGGTCGCAGAGGATTTTTATACCTACCTGACTGGCGGCGAGTCCGAACTTGAAGAGTTTTGGGCAATTTTCGGCACCGGCCCGGAAATCATCGAGGCGGTGTCCGCAGCATGGCGCGACCTCAAAGAATGGGGGACAGAGTGCCTGGTTGGGCTGCTCCGTTGGGTCAAACAGCTTTGGCAGACACTCGAAAAATGGGGTGTCATCAACGACATCAAAAGCGCCTTTATGGGGTTGGGCCACCTGATTCATGGTGTGCTGACCAAAAACTGGGACGAGGCGGCGAAGGGCGCGAAAGATTTTTGCACTAACCTGATCAAAGCCTTTGTCCATACGGCAGCTGGAATCGGGCAGGCGCTTTATGACTTCATCAAGGGTGCGTTTGAACGCCTCATGGCGTGGATAAAGGAAACCTTTACGCTCAAGAATATTTTGGGCGGTATGGGCGAACTGGGCAAAGAATTAGCAGAAGCTGAAGGATGGGATCTTGAAGGCGTAAACGGCAGAGATGTCGGCGAACAGGCCGCAGGGACGATGTCCAAGCAGAAATCCCCTGAAGACGCCGCCAAAGAGTTTGAAAAAACATGGAGCCGTGCTTTCGGAGATTGGGGCGATGAATCGGAAAAAGCCGCTCAAGGCTGGCAAGATTCCATGCTGGATGTGGATGCAACCATCAAGGCGGGCATGGAGGCCACGGCAAAAGATTCAGGAAACGCCTTTATTGAGCAGTCGCGGCTTGCAGCGGCGCAGATTGAAACCATTTTCTCTCAGATGTTCGGCAACGTTGCTCGTAGCGCGATTCCCGCTTTTGCTGGTATCCGCGCCGCGTATGCCGGGGCAACGAACATCAGTAACAGCAACAGTGCCGTGAATATCGGAAGTATGACGGTCAACACCCGCGCAACCGACGCCAACGGCGTAGCGCGTGGCATTGGCGGCGCGTTGAACCGCAGCCGGCTGATTAATCCCCGCCAGACCGGCACGATCCAGAAGGGGCACTGAACATGAGTTTACTCAACCTGTTTGCGAAAAAACCCACATGGTCTCTGCAATCTGAAGGCGGCGTGGTGGTGGTCAATTTCGACGTGTTCATCGGCATGGAGTTCAGGGGCGTCAACAGCGTCGCGACCGAGCCGATAGAGGAAGGCGGGTTTGCCGCCTATAACAAGCAGGAAACGCCGAAAGAGTTAGCGGTTACGCTGGCGGCAACGAAACCGTATGATGAGCAGCAGCACACCCTGAATATGCTGGAAGGGCTTGCACACAAGCTTGAGAAAATCAGTCTGATTACACCGAGCGCCGAATACAAGAACCTGAATCTGGAAGGCTACACCTACGCCCGGAAGGACGACAACGGCGCGGGGATGCTGGTGGTTGATTTAAAACTCGTGGAGATCCGCGAGGTGGAGGTCAAGAAGACCGTCACGGCGTCGCAGAAGCCGCCGAAGTCCGCCGGAAAGCAGAACAAGCCGATTACCAAGGAACAGGCGAAGAACCCGTCCAACGCCAGCACGGCAAAAACAGGAAAAACACAGGCGGCACAGCCACAGCGGCGGCAGTCCATGTTGAAAAAGATGGGCAACGGTATCCGCGGCGTATTTTCCAGGGTGTAACACATGGTCGAAATCCCATTACAACAGATACCGGCGCAGGAACTCCAAGTTGTTTTGGATGATCAGAACTGCACGATTCGGCTGTATTGGCGCTTCTGGAAGCTGTACGCCGATCTGCTGGTAGATAGTGAGCCGGTATTTTCTGGCTTTATCTGCCAGAATCGCCAATGGATAAACCAAAGTCCCAGCCTGATTTTTGCGGGCGGGCTGATATTCGTGGATGAACTAGGCGACGAAGCGCCGCACTGGGACGGTCTGGGCGATAGGTGGCACCTGCTCTACTTCACCGCCGATGAAGCCGACGATCCGGAAGCCGCCATTGCGGCCTATCTGGAAGAAAGTGAGGCCAGCTGATGGCAAACAGTTTTTCCCGCAAGCAGGTCCGCGTTGAAGTCGACCTGTGGAAGGGCGAACAGAAAAAGCATATTGTCTGCGAGGGTATAGAAACCCATGTGCAGGTTGATAAACCCGGCGAGCCGGACCAAAACAAATGCACAGTGGAACTCTATAACCTGAGTATGGACACCATGCGCGACATGACAACGTTAGCGTTCAGGCCCCTGCAAAGCAAAAACAACGCCATCGCCGTTTACGCGGGGGACGAAATCAACGGCATGGCAAAGTGTTTTTCCGGTGAGATTCAGGCGGCGTTTGCGGATTTTTCAACCGCCCCGACGATAAAGATGCATATCGAGGCGGCTGCGGGCGCTTACGCGGCGCTGGCGGCATCACCGCCGATTGCGGTTGACGGCACAGAAAACGCCGCCAGCCTGATTCAGCAATTTGCAAAAGAGGCGGGGTACAGCTTCAGGAACAACGGCGTTTCGGCGCAGGTGAAAAACTGCGTTTTAAATGGAAGCCCAATCCAAAAAGCTCAGACCGTCGCGGATATGGTCGGATGTGAGCTGATTATCGATGACAACATGGTGATTATCCAGCCGTTTGACAAAGCATTGGATTCTGGCAACGCCACGCTGATGAGCAAAGACTCCGGGATGCTGGGCTATCCAACATTCACGAGTGACGGCATCTCGCTCAAGTGCCTGTACAACCCGGATTTGCAATTGGGCGCGTTGGTCGAGGTCAAAAGCGTGGTGCCTGGAGCCGAGGGCACATGGAAGATCACGCACCTGCAACACTCGCTGATTGCCAACGCCAACAGCCCCGGTGACTGGTTCTCCATGATTGAAGCTTCGCCTCTGGATGCGCCGCCCAAAGAAAAGAAAACGGCAAAGACTCCGAAAACGAAGAAAAAAGACGAAGAACAGCTACAGCCGGAACCCGAAACGCCGGAGGAAACGACCGATGCCTGAAGATACGACACGCACAAGTAACCGGCGGCTCAACTCCAGCGCATCCGAATACAACGCGATCTCGTTTCTGGTTGAGCAGATGATTAACGCCAAAATCAACACGGCGATTCCGGTGCGGGTCGATTCCTGTACCAAACCGGGAAGCAACGGCGCGGCTGGCTACGTTTCCGCAACACCGCTTGTCATGCAGAGGGGCGCGGATGGGCAGAGTTTGTCGATGGTCTCCATCCCGCGTCTGCCGTTCTTCCGTCTGCAATGCGGTTCGGCTGCGGTGGTGATGGATCCGCAGCCGGGGGATATCGGTCTGGCCGTGTTCGCGCAGCAGGATTCGTCCAACGTCGGCGAAGGAACAACCGAGCCGGTGCAAGCTGGATCGTTCCGGTCTTTTGATATGTCGGACGGCTTCTACGTCGGCGGTTTTTTCGGTGTTAAACCAGATACTTACATCGAATTTGATCCGGAACACGGCGAGATCACGATTAAAACGCCGAAATCGTCTGCTGTACTGGACAAAAGCGGCAACATCACCGCCAAGGCCGATAAATCCGCGACTGTTACGGCGGCGGAATCGGTATCAGCCACAGCAACAGCAAAAATCACGCTCAAGGCACCGGTGATAGAACTGGACGGCACTGTTAGATCGTCGGGCACGATTTACGCTCCCCACTTTGAGCAAGGTGGCCTGTAAAATATTTGAAATATTTATTGTTTTGGTGTAGTGTCGCACACAAAAAAATATTATGAAGTGATGTGTGAGAACTCCGCAGCCTGACCGGCACGGAGTTTTTTTGTTCTTGGGGTTTTTAAAATGGCGCACACCCGGAAAACGCTGATGCTCAGTGAAGATTGGGATCTGGTGCTGGCATCCGGCTACAGAGAAAAGACCAAGACGGTGGACGGGCAGACCATCACCTACAAGGTCGCGCCGCTCCAGATTGCGCAGGGCGGCTACGCAACCGCCCAGAATGTCGCGAATGAGTGCCGGTTGTTTACACGGGACGCCTATTTTGACCAGGATCGCGGGATCCCCTATTTCCTGATTACTCTGGGCCATCACCTTTCGCCGTCTGTTCTCCGTGCGAGGCTCAGAGACGCGGCAATGCTGGTTGAGGATGTGGCAGAGGTGACGGATATCATCCTTGAGACCTTGGACACCGACACGCGCCGCCTGACCGGCGAAATCAGATTTACAAGCAGGGAGGGCGAAAATGCCTCAATTAGCCTTTGACCCATTGGTTGGCATGACCGCCCCGACATCCGCAGAGTTGCGCGATCTGGTGGCGGCGAATTGGGAAGCGGCGTTTAACCCTGGGGACGGTTCCCCGACCATTGACACAGAAGCCGCAACTCCGGCGGGGCAGTTGGTGGACAGCGAGACCATGATCCTCGCCCAGATTAACGCCGAACTGTTGTACCTGTTTTCCCAATTAAATCCGAGGCTTGCCGAGGGTGTTTGGCAGGACGCCATTGGTTATATCTACTTTTTGACCCGCAAGATCGCCGAGCCGACCACCGTGCAGGTGACCTGCACCGGCCTTCAGGGCACGGCGATTCCCATCGGGGCGCAGGTGGAAAGCGACGACGGCTACCGCTACGAATGCACGGTAGCGACGGAAATTCCGCCGGAAGGTTCCGCTTTGGTGAACTTCCAGTGCATCGAGGCAGGCCCGATAGAGTGCCGCGCAAACACGATCAATAAAATCATCACCGTGATCCCAGGCTGGGACACCGTATCCAACGCCGCCCCCGGCGTGACCGGCAGAGACCGCGAAAGCCAGGTCGATTTCGAGAACCGCCGCTTTGAATCGGTGGCGAAAAATTCTCATGGCGCTGTGGCGTCTTTGCAGGGGGCGCTGTGGGATCTGGAGGGTGTGGTGGACTGCCGGGTGTTGGAAAATCCCGGTGATGTGGCATTCACCGGCGAAGAGCCAGAAGCGCACGGCATCCCTATTCCGGGCCACAGCGTAGCGATCTGTATTTATGGTGGTTCTGATGAGAAAATAGCCGAAACTATTTACCTCAAAAAAGATGCTGGCTGTGGAACCTATGGCAATACAACGGTTATTCATCAAACAAATAATACTGATTATATTAATGCTGTCTACAAGTATGACATCTGGCGTCCAACTGTCGTCCCTGTTGGAATTCGTGTCATTATCAATAAAACCCCTCTTACTCCTGATGGAGTAGATACAAAAATCAAAAAGGCTGTTGTCGCTGATTTTAACGGTCAAGATCCAAACTCTGGAAACATTAGAGTAGGGCTTGCTTCTACGGTATACGCAAGCCGATTTTCTGTTGCTGTAGTGAAGACAGCAGGAGTGCAAGACCTGGTAGAAATAAAAATCCAGCTTGCCCACAATACAGGAACGGCCCTCAATCCTGTATGGGAATTTGATAATGATAGTTGGGATACAAGTATAGTTTTAGATGGAAAAACCGAACCGACCATAATTGAGGATGATGTAATAGTTGATATTCGGGAGTAATTGCTATGGCCAACAACGACAATCCTTGGGAACCGATAGAATGGCCGTTCCAGTACAAACCCCATTGGCAGGGACCGCTGCCGGGGCGCAGTTTTGAAAAGCAGACCGAGGATGCGCTGAATGCGCTCAAGGGGGCGGTTGACGATATCTCCGGTGCGGCAACGCCTTCTGATGCCGCACCCAAAGCACCTGGCACAGCGTCCCCAGGCGTATCTGATACCTACAGCCGGGGCGATCACAGGCACCCGGCGCAGAGTACAATCAGCGGCAACGCCGGAACGGCGACAAAACTTCAGAACGCCCGGACTATCGCCCTGAGTGGCGAGGCGGCAGGTTCCGCAACGTTTGACGGCTCTACCAACATCACCATCCCCACAACATTGCAGGTTGCCGCAACCGGATCACCAACCGTGCGAACACTGGCCGACCGGTTTGCAGATATCATCAACGTCCGGGATTTCGGGGCAAAAGGCAACGGCATAGCCGACGATGCCGACGCAATTCAGGCGGCGCTGACCGCCGCTCCGGGGCGGACAGTGTACTTCCCGGCGGGGACGTATAAGCTCGGGCATTGGCTCAAACTTTACAGTAATACGATCCTGATGGGCGAGAAGGGGACCGCCCTGCGTCGCGACTATGCCACATCGAGCGTTGATGGCGTTGAACGTGCCCTATTGATGGGGGCATATCCAATTGGGGACGAAAGCACCATTCACGATATCGAAATCAGAAATATTGTTTTCGATGGGAACGGTGACAATTACAGCTCTATGAGCTTTGATATATTGGCATTTGGATGCCAGTCCGCCGCTCCCGATCCGGCGATCCCGATGTATAACCTCGTTATCGAGGAGTGCGACTTCCTAAATGTCGTCGGCTATCACGCAATCGATTTGGTCATTTCCAGCAACGTGCTTATCCGGCGCTGCCAATTCAGGGGATATTGGCTCAACACCAACGCCGACAACTATGTCAATAACAGCTTTGCGACTCAGCGCGAGGCGATACAATGGGATCTGGGCAACATCAACGACGATGAATACCGCAACCGCAACGTTATTATCGAGCAGTGCTATTTTGGCCCACCTGCTGATTATGACCCGGACAATCCCGGAAATTTCGGTGCGTGGCGCGTGGCGGTTGGGAATCATGGGTTCGGAGAGCGCGATGCGACGACGTATTTCGATTCTGTTGTCATTCGCAACAACATTTTCGATCTGGTTGATACAAACAGGTGCGCAATCCATCTGTATGTGTTCTCAAACGTTTTGATTGAAGGTAATGTCGCTAAACATTGCGAACTCGCATACATACTCAATAAATATGTTGTACATAGCGATGAAACAACAGACACGTACCGCAATCTCGATATTTGCATCCAAAATAACCTCGTCGAGGCACAAGAACTGAACGGCAGCTACGGCGACGAGGGTATCCTCATCGAAACGTATAAAGACGACGATGTCCCGTGGGATGAATCGCTTTACCAGTCTGCCGCAGCAGAAAACATTACTATCCGTGGAAACGTTTTTCGCTACTGCAACAAAGGTATCAGGTCCACAATGGCCGGTGCCCGTGGAATGATTATTTCGGAAAACATTTTTGAGCATTGCGGAGACGTTGCCAACGGCGGCTCGATCTCGATGGTTGCCTGCGTCGAGCAGGTAAAAATCATCAACAACATTTTCAAACAGAGCGGGGCGGTCAGGTGTGTCGTTGATTCGTCGCTGGCCGGTTTTGCAGATATTCCCGGCATCATGACCGACCTGCTGGTTTCCGGGAATTCGTGGGTCGATCCGTATGTATCCGGTATGACATTTATTCTTGACGAACCTGATACAGGAACGAGCTACCTGCGCGGGCTGATCTACACAAACAACATTGTTAGTGACTCCAACACAACCCGAAATCCCACAAGAAAATATGTTGTTGTTGCAGGCCCAATCATCGGCGGTGTGATGCGGGACAATTACATTTACACGGCGTCCGCCGATACAGGGTTCTACTCTGTGAGCGGCGGCGGCAGCGCACTGATCATGGCGGACAATTACAACTACGTAAACAACACATTGACCCTGGTTACCGACAACACGCGCATCACAAACGCACAGATTGATGCGCTTTTCTGACGAGGAGATAAACCATTATGCCTCTAGGCGACCCAGTATTGGATTACGATGGACTGAGTTACTACAACTCCAAGATCCGTGCATGGACCGAGGGTGTAGTCACGGAGGAACTGGCGGAACGCCATGTCCCGCTTTACATAGGCAACGAGGGTGTCCCCTCGGAGTTTTACGTTGATGTTTCCACCGGCAATGACACAACCGGTGACGGTAGCCAATCGAAACCGTGGAAGACCATTTCGCACGCGACTGAATATGTTGCGTCGAACTGCAATGTCAATTCGCGCAACGTCCACATCAACGTGGCGCCTGGCACATATACAGCCCCTCTCGCGCTGGCAACCTACAGCCGCACGTCTGGCACGATTACGATCCGACCGGCAACCGTAAATGATACGGTTAATATCGCGATTACACTTAACTCCGGCGGCACAGCGATCCGGCACACAGGCGGAGTCTGGGAAATCAGCGATTGCAACCTGCAACTGATAGCTGCAGCTCATGGCTCTTCAAACGCTTTCATGTCCTTTTTGCGTTCGCAGGATCCCAGCGGCGAAATGAGCATCACGCATTGCAACCTGTCTTTTTTGGATCAGGCTCCCGCTCCCGTCGACGGGACGTACGGCACGACCACTATCAAGATGGTCAACAGCGTTGGCGGCTCGATCAGGCTCCGGAACAAAACAGGTGCGCTGGAGTGCGCGTGGTCTGGAGATACCGTCGGAGCGTTTGTTGATTGGTTATACTGTACAGACGGTGGTGTAATTATCGCCGAGGGCAGCTCATCTTCGATATTTAATGTGTCAGGATCATTCCGCTATTTCTGCTATATGGAAGGTGGGACTTTCCGCACCAACAGCGGAAGCCCAACATGGAATTCGGTTGATTCCCCTACGGGAACCCGTTATCTGGCGACCAAGGGTGGGGTTATAAATACGGGCATGGCATCTGCTGCGGCTGCTGCAACATATTTCCCCGGAAACGCCGCCGGTTCTGTTGACGCGAACTCATACAGCTCCATATCTCCATCCATCTCACCATTTGCGAAAGACTGGTTCTCGGCGTCCGCTTCGTACAACGTGACGCTGGCTGAAGATATCACGGCGACGACAACAGATCCGTACACAATCACACTTCCCGCCGGAACAAAACAGGCGGTTGCGAGAATTATTACACCGGCGGTGGCAACCGCAACGGCGTTCCGGATAAGGCTAATATATTCCAATGGTGTGGAGATTGACGTCCAAGCCTCATCGTTTTTATCGACATCTCCCGGACGTCTGACATTGCTGTATGCGACAAAAAATGGCGGACTTTCAACTGCACATGTGTTTGGAGGTGTATCAAATGCCTCTGTCTTAACGAACTTTTATGCTCCCAATCAGTTTTACTTCCCTGCTGATGTCGATTTGGTGAGCATCTCTATGGGAGCTAGCGCCGAAGGGACCGTCCTGCCAACAGGCACAAGCATTAAAGTTTATGTATCCAAGGAGGCGTGAGATGATAGGTACGGTATTGGTGAAACCAGTTGAGCCAGAGGAATTTGAAGAGGCGATGGCGTGGGTCTGTGATCCGGAAAACAATGCAACACTGGCGGAATATAGAGACCGTTACGAAATCATAGAGCGGTCTGCACCGCCTGATCCGCTTGTTATCCGCAAATCCGAAAAACTAGAGGAACTCCGCACAACATGGCTTGATGCTGAAGCAACTGGTACAGTTACCGTGGATGGCATCACTATCGATGCAACCAGCCGCTCAAATAGAGATATCGATGGGCTGATTGTTTCGATGGAAGCGCAAGGTATCGAAAATACTGTATTTTGTGCAGCTGATAACAGTTTCCATGAGGTTACATTGCAACAACTCAAGGATTTCCGGCTTGCCGTAATTGGCTTCGGACAGAGGTTGTACGCCAGAAAATGGGAACTGAGAACCGCAATTGAAGCTGCCGAAACTCTGGAGGAGCTGGATGGGATTATCATCAGCTTTGCAGAATTAAGAGAGGCGAAACCATGATCCATGCTCTCGTCACTGCTGGAATTTGTATCCCATGTCTATTCCTCCGGACCCCGTGGGCGATTTTTCTGTTGCCAGCGGCGTTCTATTTAGGCCGCGAAATA